TAGAGAGGGTGCGAAATGCTCACGATTGACGAGACTGCTGAACGACTTGGATGCTCGATCTCCGACGTGATCCACTTGCGAGGCAAGGGGAGACTTCGCGAGGTTGATCGAAACCGGTTCGACGAATCGGAAGTTGAGAAGCTCGTGACCAGGAAGCGAAGCCGTCAGCCTCGCGAGTTCGTCGCTACGGACTGCTCTGATCTCCCGGCTGACGAAGACGGTCGGCGTGGCATTCATGCCTTCCCTGATCGTCAGTCAGATCGCAGCGTCAACACCCTGAGCGACCGCGAAGCCAGAACGCCGCGAGAGCGGATTGCAGATGAACTGAAGTTGTCGGCGGCATGATCTTGGATGCCACGTCATCCGGGTGCCGAGTTTCTAGCGCGGGATACCTCCGAGACCATGCCTTCGACAACTTCAGAAGAAATCGTTGACGCCCTGGCAGCTGACGCTGTCGACGGGATTCAGTCCGCGAGCAACGGGGCTGGGTCGGTGACAGCAACCCCGATTGCCGATCGGTTGGCAGCGGCAGAAGCCGTGGCCAACAAGGCTTCGGTGAAGAAGGGCAAGAAGCCCTTCCGGATTTTTCGCATGCCTGGGGCGTGACGGCGTGCCCCTCCTCGCGACCGTCACGCCCCGTGGTGTTTGAAAAGGATTTTCGTTGTCTCTCTGGTCTCGCATCGCTGGCTTCTTCTCCGCAGCGAGCGGCGGATATGACGCAATCGGCGACGACGACCAGACGCGGAATCACTGGGGTCGAGCAACAGCCGAAACGCCGGCGATGCTCACGACTCTCGGTAACCGCAAGGTTCACCGGGATCGAGCCCGCTACGAGGTCCGAAACAACAGCTACGCCAACGGCGTAGGCCACACGCTGTGCAACTTCACCATCGGCACTGGGCCTCGCGTCCAGATCTTGGGTGACGATCAGGAAGCCGAGCAGGCTTTCGCGGAGTGGATGGCCAACGACCGATTCGCTGAAAAGCTCCGTCAGTTGCGGTTCGCTCGGTACGAGTCTGGTGAAGGGTTCCTCGTCCGATCGTTCGAGGCTCGCGATGGCGTGAGCTTGACGCTGGTTCCCGTTGAGTGTGATCGAATCACCGGCCAGGATGGAGCGGACGGAATCAAGGTTGACGCGAGCGGGAAGCCGGTCAGCTACGAAATCCGGGACGAGATCGGCTGGAAGTCGATCACAGTCGAAGCTTCGCAGGTGATTCACTACTTCCGGGCCGACCGACCTGGCCAGCTCCGGGGGATCCCGGAAGTCGCTCCCGCTCTCCCGCTGTTCGCCCAGCTCCGAAACTACACGCTCTCAGTCCTCAACTGTGCCGAGAGTGCTGCCCGTCCGGCTGGTGTGATCCAGTCGAACAGCAACCCGACCGACGAAGACGCTGACGAAGACCCGGCGACATACGACAAGATCGAAGTTCCACGCGGGGCCGGGATCATTCTTCCCAAGGGTTACGCCTGGGGTCAGATTGACCCCAAGCAACCGACCACGACTTACCCCGAGTTCAAGCGAGAGATTCTCTCTGAGATTGGCCGGTGCCTGAACGTTCCCGCCAATCTGATGCTCGGGGACTCTTCGGCTTACAACTTCGCAAGTGGTCGGCTCGATCATCAGACGTTCTTCGTTGCCATCAGTGTTGAGCAGGACGTCTTCGAGCGAATCACTCAGCGGGTGTTCGGCTGGTTCTGGGAAGAGTGGGCTCTGCTTCGCGGGCTCGACCGCACGCCACCTCCGATCAAGTGCTACTGGGATGCCCCTCCACCGGTTGACCCGCTGAAGGAAGCTTCGGCACAAGCCATGCGGCTCACGAATCACATGAGCACATGGGCTGAAGAATACTCAAAGCGTGGTCTCGACTGGGAAACCCAGATGGTCCAGCGAGCCAAAGAGCTGAAAAGGATGGCCGAACTCGAAAGAGAGTTCGAGATCAAGTTCGACAGTCAGTCACAAATCACGGTGAACAATGCCCCCGAAGACAATCCAGAAGACAGCCAAAGAGCTTCAGATCGACGGGGAAAAGAGCCTCCAAGCCGCTGAGAGCTGCGATGACTTTGAGATTCTGCAGGCGGCGGAAGGTGATGCAGCAAAGCTGCCAAGCTTCAAGTTGACAGCCTACACCGGGGGAAAGCTCCCTGTGAGCGGCTGGCCTCACCCGGTGGTTGTCGACCTGTCTGGGATGAAGGTTCGGGCAAAGTCGATTCCGGTTCTGATTGAGCACTCCAGCCCACTCGGGCACACGAACAGCGTTGAGATCAACGCGGGCTCAATCAAGGTCACTGGCGTGCAATCGCATCCGAGCCAAGGCGCTCAAGACGTGATCACGGCGGGGAAGAACTCATTCCCGTGGCAGGTGAGCATTGGTGCCGGTGTTCAGAAGGCGTCATTCGTCGACGCTGGTGAAACCGTTCAAGTCAATGGCCGGACTCACACAGGGCCCCTCTACGTGGCTCGTCAGTCCGTTCTGAAGGAAGTCAGTTTCGTTGCGATGGGTGCGGATAGCCAGACGTCGGCATCCGTCGAAGCGCGACATTTCGTTACGAAGGATCGTTCTGTGGACCCCAAGTTCAAGGCATGGCTGGAAGCCCGTCACCTGAATCCTGAGACCCTCGAAGCCGGGGCTCTCACTGCTCTCGAAGCCGACTGGAAGGCACTGGAAGCCAAGGAAGGCGACGAAGGCAAGGAAGTGAAGGCTTCCTCGAAGCCGATTGTTGATGCGGCTGGCGATGACGGGGCCAGCACTCAGGGCGACGTTCTCGCGAGCGAACGAAAGGTTCGCGGCGACGAAGTTCGTCGTGTCGACGCGATCAATCGCCTGTCTGCCAAGTTTCCCGAGATCAACGCGAAGGCGATTGAGGAAGGCTGGACTCCCGAGAAGACGGAGCTGGCAGTCCTGAGGGCGTCGGCTCCGAAAGTGAGCCACAGCAAGAAGGACGACGGCAGCGACTCGACCGACCTGGTTATCGAGGCGGCGTTCGCTCGCACCATCGGCCTGGCCAACCGCGACGAAGCCTATGATGAGAAGATCCTCGAAGCTGCCGACAAGCAGTATCGCGGCGGGATCTCGCTCACCGAACTTGTGGCCCACTACGGAGCCCGCAACGGTTGCGATGAGCGAATGCGGGACGAAACCGGAATCGCCCGCAACCTGAAGGCTGCGTTCTCGACCACCGAGATCGGCGGCGTGCTGTCGAACGTCGGCAACAAGTCGGCGGTGAACGCCTTCAACGCCGTCGAGCAGAACTGGCGGGCGATCTGCCGTGTCGGATCGGCTCGCGACTTCAAGACCATGACCAAGGTGTCTCTGCACGGTGACATGACCTTCAAGAAGGTCGCTCCGAGCGGGAAGATCGAGTCGGGTGATCTGGGGAACCAGACCTACACCAACAAGGTCGACAGCTACGGTCGCACCCTGGTCATGACCCGCGAAGAAATGCGGAACGATGATGCCGGGGCCCTGGCTGGCCTGTTCCAGAAGATGGGCCGCGGCGGTGCTCTGGCGCTCAATACCAGTGTCTGGGGCTGTCTGTCTGGCAGCGTGACGTTCAGCTCAACCGCTGTGACCACGAAGGGCAGCGCGTTCAAGTCGAACCTGTCGGCCAGCACGGCTCTTACCGTGGCCGGTCTCTCGACGGCTTCTGGGCTGTTCGATGCACAGGTTGACCCGGACGGCAACCCGCTCGGATCGGAAGCCCGCTACCTCGTGACCTCTGCTGTCGACAAGGCCACCGCGTGGCAGATCGTCAACAGCACGCTGTTGACCAACGGTTCGACCACGGCAGCCGGGCAGAACAACCCGCACGCCGGGAAGTTCGAGCACGTCTACAGCCGCTACCTGACCACGGCGGGAACCTGGTATCTGCTGGCCGACCCGAACGATATCGCGGTCGTGGAAGTGCTGTTCCTCGACGGGCAGGAAACCCCGCTGGTTCAGAGCTTCGACACCGACCCGAATCAGCTCGGCGTGGTCTATCGCGGCATCTACGACTTCGGCGTGTCCGCAGTCGAGAAGCGCGGAGCAGTGAAGGCCACGGCGTAGTAGTTGTTTCCTTGCTATTGATTGGCAAGGTGTAGGGCAAAGCCCAATCAGGGTTCGTTTAACGGCAGGACACTCGGCTTGTACCCGAGCAGCGATGGTTCGAATCCATCACCCTGATCTTCTGATTCTCTCTCTCCTCACTCTCTGGTGAACGAATGGCGACGGCGTATTTCAAGGATGACGGCGGGCGGATGCAGTATACGCCGAGTTCGGCGGTTGCTGCTGGCGACGTGGTCGTGGTCGGCGACACTGTGGGCGTTGCCACGCAGGCGATTGCGGCCAACACTCTCGGCAGCTTGTCAACTCGCGGACTGTTCCTGCTGCCGAAGGCCAGCGGGTCAACCACGGCGATTGCAGCTGGGAAGAAGGTCTACTGGTCTGCCGGTTCCAGTGTCATCACCGAAACCTCTTCCGGAAACAAGTGCATCGGCTACACGCACGCCGCGAGCGTCGACGCCGACACGACCCAGCTTGTCGAACTGGCACGGGCATAACCCGTGGGCAACATCTTCGAGCGTGGGAACGATTGGCTCAACTCCCGCCTGAAAACGGGCGGGAGTTCGACCATCACTCTGACCGATCTCGACGGCAACACCGGCGAGCTGTCGGCTACGATCGACAAGCAGGTCAGGGGCTCGAAGCCAGTCGATGACATCGACACGCAGACCAGCGACAAAGACTTCAGCATCCTGCGAAGTGACCTGGAAGCCGCGGATCTCGGCGAGCCTGCGATTGACTGGACCGTCACCTATGGCGGGCTGACCTATCGCATCTTTGATGTCGATGAGTCCGACGCCTTCCGGGGCCGGATCATGCTGAGAACTCTGAGGGTTGACGAGTGATTCCCGAACTTCGTGACGCTCTGACTTCGCACCTGCTCCTTCTGGGGGTGGTCGAGGCTTACGCGTCGTACAAAACGAAGATCGATGTAAAAACGCTCGATCAACCGAAGCTGACGGTGATTCCATCGGCTCGCGAAGCAACGCCGATCAACCGAGCTGGGCAGCAAAAGTACGACGTGACAACCGACCTGGCCTACCGGGCTCGGGTCACTGATACCGACAACCTGGCCGAACTCGACCGACACGACGCGAGAGTCGAAGAGATCCTCGAATCTTTGACGGTTGGTGATTCGGTTGGCGACGGCTGGAAGATCACGAGCGTGACACGTCCCGCGCTGTTCAGTGTCGAGCACATCCAGGAAGCGGGCGTCTTCACCTCGATCATCAAGGTTGTCTGCTCGAAGGTGATCTGATGCAGATCGGAGTCAAGGCCGCGAAAGCCCTGTTCTTCGATAGGCCGGTCAGGCAGGCAGTCGACCGAACGAAGCTGAAGGTTCTCTCGAAATACGGGGCCTTTGTTCGCCGGACAGCACGGGCGAGCATCCGCAACCGCAAGGGCGACACGCCACGCGGTCGACCTCCGGCGAATCGCGTTGGAACTCTCAAGAAGTACATCTACTTCGTGCGAGACCCATCGGCTGATTCGGTGCTCATCGGACCTGCCAAGCTGAGCGGAACAGAGGACAAGCCGGGTCTGGAGTGGCTCGAAGAGAACTTCCCGTTCATGGGACCAGCCCACGAAGAGAATCTGCCGAAACTCCCCGGAATGTGGAAGGACTCAATCTGATGGAATGGGCGAACTGGCTCTCGAAATTCATCCAGGACGTCGGGTTCCCGATTGTGGTCGTTGTGGGAATCGTCGGATTGCTGGGCTGGATCTCTCACCGGTTGGGGCAGTTCTGCGGGCCACTGATTCGCCAGCTGGTCTCGGCAGTGATGGAGTTCCTTGGGACGACATCAAAGAGCGTGTCAGTTCAGACGGACATTCTCCACGTGATGGCGAATGATCAAAAACACTACGGGTCATTGGTGACCCGGATTCACAATCGAATTTTCGGAGACGACTCAGATGAGCTGGTTCAAGAATTGGAAGACAACCACGGTCGGCGGGGTGCCGGCTCTCGCGGTGCTCCTGCAGCAGATGGCGGCGGCGATTGACAACGACCCCGCCACCAATCCCAGCATGACAATCATTGTCCTGGCAATCGGTGCTCTCGGAAGTGCCCTGTTCGCGAAAGACTCAGACCAGAAATGAAGAAGACTCCCACCAGAACACGAAAGCCAGCGAAGGCGGCTCCCAAGGCCGCTCCTGCGACTCCCCGTCAATGGGGGCTGATTGGTGCTCTGGTGGCAGTGTCGATCTCCATCACGGCTGGGGTCGGCCTGCTGTTCTGGCCGGGCTCACAAGAGCCAGCGACCGAGCGGATGGTGATCAACAACTACATCGACCTGGTCTGCTCGGAAGTGCTCGACAAGCTGACAGCCGCGAACGATGGCGACCTCACCGGGGAGCAGGCGCTGCACATCATCAAGGTTTCGACGCCGATCATTCAGGAGAACACCTGGAAGCCGCTGACAGACCGGCTCACCAGCCTGCAGGCTGATGGCGTGTTCGATCAGAAGAAACTTCAGGCGGCGATTGACGATACACGGAAGGGGCTTCAATCATGCAAGCGATAGACCCCGTCTGGAATCGTCCGCTCTGCTACGACGGAGACGGCGAAGACCATGCCAGCCTTGCCACGCTGTCGAGCCTCTGTTCTGTCAATGAGGACTTCGCCAAGGACGTGAAGGTTCCGGACAATGTGGCGCTCGGCTGGCTCCCGGTGAAGAACCAGGAGCGAATCGGGAGCTGCGGCGGGCATTCGAATGTTGGTGTAGGCCAGGTGTGCCACTACTGGAGTACCGGCAAGCTCCCCGACTTCTCCGAGCTGTGGGCATACATCCGGGCTCAGTCTCGCGACGGGCTGGCCGGTCGCGACTGTGGATCGACGGCGAACGCTCATATCCACTTGGCGACCGTCGAAGGCTACAAGACCGAGCAGGAAGTTCCATATCGGGGCCAGTCTTACCCTGTGAACTGGCGCGACATCGCGGCGATTCCCGGGAATCCATCGCTGCGACTGAAGCAGGTTGTGCGGGTCAAGAGCTGGCAGCAGCTCCGGCAAGGATTGGCGGCTCGCTGGGCGGCGATGGCGTTCGGGCCTTGGTTCAATGTTCCAAGGGATGGGCAAGTCTGGCAACTTCAGATCAATCAGGCTGGGGGCCATGCGTGGTACTTCCCCGGGGAGTTCCGGAACGGCAACCCGCGGGGAATGAACTCGTGGGGAATCGAGTTCGCCGACCGGGGCCGGTTCGATTTCTATGAACAGCCGTTCAATCAATGGCTGACCCACCCGCACACCTACGTTTTCCTTCTCTCGGAACTGGCCGAAGCGAAGCCGCGAAACGTCGACTTCACCAAGGAGCTGTGGAAGTGAAAGCGTTTCTCTTTGCTCTAGCCCTGCTGGTTGTGGCCACTCTCCTTGTGGCTGCGGATACACCGCGAAATGACGACCTGCGTTCCACCGTGGCCAACCAAGTCGACGCTGTGGAATCCGATCAACTCCAGGAGTTGAAGCAGAAGACCGAATCACTGGCCGGTGAATATCGCCTGCTGAAGTTCCAGCTGGAAAAGTGCTTGTGTGAGCTGAAGCAAAAGGAAGCCGCGAAGGCTTCCAAGGGCAAGTTTCCCCGGTTGATCGTGTTCAGTGCTCCTGAGTGGTGCGCTCCGTGCCGGGAGCTGGAAAAGAATATCGAGAAGCTGGCCGGTCAAGCCTATCAGGTTGATGGCAAGTCGCATCTGTGGCGGGAGAACATCGGCGGCGATGAGACCTTCTCGATTCAGCTGGTTGACTGCTCGGACAGTGACGGAGATGGCAACAAGCTCGCCGGAGACTATGGCGTATCGACCTTCCCGACCACGCTCCGAGTCACTGGGCCCGGAACAGTTGAGTCTCGGTTCACTGGCGTGATCGACACTGACACGATCTGCCGCTACCAGGCTGGTGAGTGGTCGCCACCCGTGAAGCTCGATCCGAAAAAGTTCGTGGGGGGACCGAATTGAACGACATTGAAAAAGCACTGACACCGAAAGCCAATGAGCTTGCTGAGAACGTCGCCAGCTGGGCGGCCAGATGCGACGGTTCTCGTGGGGCGAGACGCGAACACAAGGCGATCTATCGTCAGTACGCTCGTGAGCAACTCGAAGACGAAGCCGCAAAGCTGGGTCTGGGCGTAGGCTTCTTCGCCTCGATTCTGCTTCGGTGGGCAATCTCGAAGCTCGTCAACAAGATCATGGAACGGTGGCTCAATGCAAGTTGAACCGATCCAGATCCCGACGCAGTTTGCTTCGCTGGCTCGCCAGTTGTGGCGATGCCTTCGCGGCGAGCTTGGCCCCTGGGAAGTGGTGTTCGACGGGAAGCTCCTGTCGATTCGG